CCGAGCAGCTTGTCCAGCGTCCAGGAGCAGATGCCGGTCTTCGTGCGCAACATCTCCCGCAAGCGCACCGACTTCGCGAACAACTGGCAGCGTCTCGCCCGCATGGTGCTGGCGATCACGCATGCCGAGACGGGCGAGACGTTCGAAACCTATGCCACGACACTTGAATGGGACGAGATCGATCCGCGCGACGAGAAGGAGCTGGCCGACACGATCAATGCGTTGACGACCGCCCTCAACACGGCGGTGCAAGGCCGATTCCTGAGCAGGGACTCGGCAGCCGAATTCTTGCGCGCCTATATTCCGTCGATGCGCGAATACGACTCCGACGACCCGGACGCGGATACCGAACGGCGGCGCATCCTCAACAACCGGATCGAGGACGAACGGCTGGCGGACGGGGCGCTCGGCCTGGGCGAAATCAAGGCGATCGATGCGGCGATCGGAAGGGGGAACTCTGCGTGAAGTATCACCTCATGCAACCGGTCGTCATCGTCTCGGATACGCTGAATTTCGGTCTCCCGGTCGGTTCCCTCGGTTATGTCACGGATATCGATCCGCGCCCGTACGTTGGCGTCCCGTATTGCGTCCGCGTGCCATCCGAGAAGAAGAACTACTGGATTCCCGAATGCGACCTTGAGCCGGAATCGCGATGGATCGAACGGGAAAGCGAGAAGGTGATTCGGGCTTCGCTGATTGACTTTGCCCTGCGAACCGGAAACAAGTCCATGTTTCTTTCACAGCTCGAAAGGTCCGATCGGCCGTGAAGCGGACGGAAATCGAGGAAATCAGGCGCGTGGCCGGCCCATACGCCAAAGATGCGCTCGCCGCCCGCAGAGCGTTCCTGGAACTGCGGCTAAGGCAGGACCCGGAAATCCGGAAATTGTTCGTTCGTGTCGCTGACGGCATCGCGGCACGATTGCGTACGGGCGGAAGCGACACGGTCGATGACCGGCTCCTGAGCGCCGTCGAAGAACAGCTCCGCGAGCTGACCGGCCAACTAAGCGCGGATCTGACAAGCGCGATGGAACGATACATCGCCGCCGCCGTGGAAATCGGCAGCAGCTTTAACCGAGCCGTCACCATCGATCTGATGACGCGGCGAATCAAGATCCCTCGGGTCACCAGAGAAGGGCTGGAGCAAATGTTCGTGCGCGTCAACGAATCCGCCGTCCGGGCATGCTGGGAGCGATCTAATCGCGGAATGAAGTTGTCGGATCGCATATGGGACACGGCCCAGGGAGCCGGGCAGGTCATCCGCAACATCATCCAGGACGGGATCGCAAGCGGACAGGATGCGATCACAACGGCACGGACGCTTGAGAAGTACGTCCGGCGCGAGGCGAATGTCATGGCCAAGTATTACGAAGGTATGATGGACCGAATGAAAGGGCGCGTGCCGGAGGATTTGAGCTACCAGGCGCTGCGCCTGGCGCGGACGGAAACGACGGCGGCCCTCGGCCAAGGCAGTATCCGCTCCGCGCGGGCTTCGCCGTCCTGTGTCGGCATCAAATTCTGTCTCTCACCCGCGCATCGCATACGGGATGTTTGCGACGAGCTGGCGCGGCATGATGTCGGTCTCGGGCCGGGCGTCTATCCGGTGGACGATCCCCCGCCCTATCCGGCCCATCCGAACACGTTGTCGTACCTGGTCGAGCAGCATGCGAGCCCGGACGCCTTCGTCCGCCAGCTCCGGGAGTGGATCGACAACCCGGCCAGTCACCCGAAACTGAACACCTGGTATGCGACCGAATACATGACGACGGCCTAGAAGCGTTTCTGGGGCGTTTCAGGGGTTTACCCTACCCTTTACTGCTCCGACGGTCCATACCCCCGTTATCACGCGTTATAACGCGGTCACAGAACGCTTCCGAAGGTCGACTCGATCCCGCCCGGCAAGGAGGTGATTTCAGGATGGCGAAAGCGAAGGAAAAATGGGTATTGCTTCCGGCATCGATCTCCGGGGAAATGAAGCCGCAGGACATCCCTCCTGCTCCCGGCGTCGACATCGAGGCGATCAAAGCCGGTGACGATGATCCGCTCGAAGTGGTGGTCGAAGTTCCGGCGGGCAAATCGACCCGAGGCTGGACCTATACGCCGGAGAGCCTGAAGGCGATCGTGGACCACGTCAACCAGCACACGCTTTCCGGATTTCTCGGACATCAGAAGCCGGAAGAAGTCTCGACCAAATTCGATCCGCCCGTGACGCACTGGATCGGCGCGCGCATGGAAGGCACCAAGGCGTACTTTCGCGGCATTGTCGATGCCGCCGCCGGAAATCTCAAGCGGTGGATTCGTTCGGGCCGGATCAAGCAGGTCTCCATCTTCGGCATGCCCAAATTGCAGACGGTGGCCGGAGAAACCCATGTGGTGGATTACAAGCCGTTATCCATCGACTGGACGCCGCTCGACCGCTCCGGCATGCCGACGCGGATTGTGGCGCTCGGCGAGATGGATGACCCGGATGAACAAACTGAAGGAGGTCAGAACATGGACTGGAAAGAACTGATCACCCAGCTTAAGGTCAAGATCGCAGAAGGCGCGGTCACGCTCAAGGATGTGCTTGCCGAGCTGGACCCCGAGGGCACGAAGAAAGCGTCCGACTCTCTGGAGCTGCTGGATAAAGTCAAGACGGCGCTCGGGGTGACGAATGACGCCGAGCTGGTTGCCCGCGCGGAAGCGGCTGCCAAGGCTCTGGCCGACGCGCAGAAAGCGGCGCTCGATCAGGAAGTCCAGAACGTGGTCAAGGAGAAAGTGTCCGGCGAAATGGCCCAGGCGCTGATTCTGAAGCTGCTCACGCCGAAGGCGGGCCAAACCAGGGAGACCATCGCCGGCGAGATCGACGGTCTGCTCGCGGACGAATCGATCAAGGCGATGATCAGCCGGATGCAGGTCGATTTGCCGACCTTCGTCGGCATCGGCAGTGACAACCGCAAGCAGTCCGGGGCCGCGTCCCAACAGATGGACAGCGTGCCCATTTAATACGAATCTCGGGAGGGATACGCGATGGATACGAAGTACCAAGGCAGTCCGGTTCCGGTCACGGCGCATCAGCTGGCGCGGGCAAAAATCAGCGACGGCAAGTCGGTGACGGTCACGGTGCCGCAGAACACGACCATCAATGCCGGTGAATGGGTGCTCCTGGACGGATTCTTCGGTCTGGCGATGCAGAGCGCCCAAACCGGCGCGAACGAGACGAAGAAAATCGTGCTCAACATCGAGCAGGCGGAGTACGAGACGGACCAGATCACGACCGGCGATACGTTCGCCAAGGGCACTGTCATCTATTTCAACGCGACCACGAAGAAATTCACCGAAGCAGCGGACGACGGCGAAGAACCGCCGGCCCCTCACCGCAAGGTCGGCATCGTCACCAGCGGCAAAGACGCGAACAACGTCATCTGGTTCCTGCTCGGTCCGCAGGCATAAGGAGGCTGATCAATCATGTTCAAGGTCATATCGTTCGAAGGCGAGAAAGCCAAGCGCCGTCAGGGCACCATCGAAAGCCGGGTGTCGTTCGTGCTGGACGGCCATCGCTACGAGGCCGTCAAGAAGATCGTCAACGGCGAAATGGCGATCCCGCGCTGGAGCAGGCCCATCGGCGAAATGCTTTCGCTCGGCAGCGTCGAAAGCTACAAGGAACTGCTCGGCAAAGTGACGCTCGATGTGGAGCTTGGCCGCGAACGGGTGCCGCTGCTCTACAAAGAGGTGTACGAGCTGGTTTCCGATCCGAATTTCCCGGAGCTGCTGGATGCGAAATGGGCGTTGTCCGGCACGGTGATCTTCGCGGAGCACATGGAAGGCCAGGAAGTGAAATTCGGAAACCTTCGCGCCGAGCAGGGTCCGACCGCCCGGATCGTGACGTACAGCGCGGCCTTCGAGTACACGAAGCAGATGATCGATTTCAACCGGACGTTTGAAATCGACATCCTGAACCGCGCGATGGGCGAAGGTTACAACGCGCTGCTGAACCACATCCACCTTTCCCCCATCATCTCGTTCTCGTACAAGCCGGCGAACCAGACGGGATTCAAGGGCACGGAAGGCGAAGAACGCTGGGTCTCCATCTGGCGAACGCTTTCCGCCGCCCGCACCGACGCGGGAAAGGCTAAACGCCAGGGCAGCGTCCTGCTCGCCAGCAGCGCGGATCAGACCGACATCGAAATGGCGCTGAAGGGCTTCACCCACAACGGCACCACCTACCCGCCGATCAGCGGCATCACGACCGTCATCTACTATGACGGCTACACGGTCACGGTCGGCAAGAAGGAATACAGCTATCCGGGCGTGACGGCCGGAAAGGCGTATCTGATCCGGCCGAAGCGCGGGTTCAAGGAGCTGCTGAAACGTGACCTGCAAATCGAGACGACGCAAGGCGATCTGACGCGCCTGGTGCAGGCGCAAATGGTCGGTTACGCCTATCGTGGCGTCTACGCGGCCGTCGAAGAGAACGTCCAGGAAATCTCGCTGCAATAACCGGAATTCTCAACATAATTGGCAAAGGAGCCGGGTCCCTCTCGGCTCCCTTTGTCATGGGGAGGGGTGCTTGTGACGCCGACTCCAGAGCTGCGCGAAGAGCTGCGTGAGCTGCTCGACGAAGAAATCCCCGAGGGCGGTACCGACAGGGATACCGCCTTCACCGACGCCCGGTTGGATCTACTGATCCAGTCGGCGTCAAACCTGTATGCAGCCGCAGCAGAAGGCTGGCGGCGCAAGGCGGCGCGTATCCAGAAGCGGCTCGGCGACATCCAATCCTACCAGACGGGCACCGAGCGATATGATCGGGTCAATTTGACCACCGCGCTGAATGCCGCTTTGAAGATGGCCGAGGCATTCGACGAGATGGCCAGGACGCCGCCGGCCAACGCGGCGGGCAGCTTCATGCTGACCGTGAAGCGCCCGGAGGTGATCTGATGGTCGACGCATCGGTCAGAAAAGCGAATATCGGCTGGAACATTCGCCAGAACCCGACCGAAATCTCGATCCGCGTCACGCAGAAGATCAAGTCGGGCGGCGGATTCGAGGAAGTGAAGTCGCAAATCGGGCCGCTGACGGTGCGTATTTTCGCCGGATCGCGGGAACAGGCGAATATCGTATCCGAACGCGCCGGCCGCAAGGAAGTGAGCGACAGCTATTCCCTGCTGGCCGATTACACGGCGAATCTTCCGAGCGGACCGGATGTCGCGATGGAGTTCGAAGCGTACCCGTACGGCAAATTCCGGATCACGTCCGTCCATCCGCAAATCGTGCAAGGCGAGATCTGCGGATATGTGGCCGGCCTCGAAAGGGTGAGCTGAATTGGCTCCCCTGGACGAAGTCCGTGCCAAGCTGGAACGGCGCAAGGCGGCGACATTTGCCGTGGCCCAGCACATCGGCAAACTGATGGAGACCGACGCCAAACAACGCGCGTCCTGGGAGGATCGGACCGGTCACGCCCGCCAGGGGATTCAAGGCGGTGCGGTGATCCGGCGCAA